CTGGCATCCTCCCCCACGTCGCTCGCAAGTGCCCTCATAACTCACTCAATTCGTCGACGCAACGTGTGCTGATAGCCGCGCCCCGCTCCCCCGACGAGAGTCAACCTTATTTCGCGCTCCTTCATTGGATGCGCACGACTAACCACATCGAGATCCAGACCGTGGCCCCGACGGCCCTTCAGGCCTGGTTGGCCCGTTTCCCAGGCCCGCGCGCGCGTGTTCTTTTGTCTGAGTATTTGCGGAATGCCCGTCGGCCCCGAAACAAAATGAAGACCTTCATCAAGCGCGAGTTGCTCACTAAGATCATCCGCACCGTCCCCGTTATTGCCGCCCGAGCCATTCAAAATCCCGACCCTGCTTCTACGGTCTATTATGGTCTATGGTGGCACGCCCTGGGCAATGAGCTCAAGCGTCAGTGGGCTCCAGGCCGCAATCTCGTGTACACTTCGGGGCTTAATGCGGCTCGGCTAGGGGCCACGTTTGTCGAGGCCATGGCGCGTGCCGGGCCAGGCTATGTCATTTTTGAAGTGGACTCGAGCCGGTGGGACGGCCACTATAAGTTAAACTTGGCCGGCGCCGTGGCGGCCTTGTACGCCAAGCTCGGGGCACCGCGCGACATCCTCGCTGACGAGGTGCGCGTGGACTCCAGCTATTTTGACCCCGTCCTCAACATGCGCGTCGAAACCGGGTTCTTTCGAGAGTCCGGCAAGTCACAAACGTCGTGCGGCAGCTCACCGGGCAACGCCTTTTGTGCCTTGGATGGCATCAATGCCACCAGTCCGCTGACGGCCAAGGAGCGTTTCACTCTCCTCGTGCTCGGCGATGATATGCTGCTCGTCGCCCCCAACGGACGTACCACTCTCGCCGCCTTGGTGGCCGCATATGAGCGCGCGGGCCAGGTACCCAAGGCCCATCAGACCGTTGAGCCCCTGCGCGCCACCTTTTGTTCCGGGCGGTTTTATCTTGTGCCTGGCGGCGCCCGCGTTTGGGCACCCAAACCAGGTCGCGCCCTCGCCAAGATGGGGTGGATGTTGGTGGGCCAACTTACGCCCGATGCATGGCTGCGCGCCACTGCTTTCTCCTGGCTTAATGACACTCACCACGTGCCCATCCTGCGCATGGTCGCGGCGAAGATGTACGAGTGGGCCTCCCCACTCGGCCCGCCGCTCCGGCCTCTCGACCACCGGCCCCACACGGACCGGTTTTATGACTGCCCCCTTGAGGGCCTCGTCGAGTTCGCCAAGCTCTATGGCGTCGGACCCGACGATGTCCTGGACTGTGAGGCCGCGATTGCGCGCCTCGAGCGCGGTGCAAGTCTGAGCCATTGGGTCATCGATAAGCTCCTCGCCCTCGACCTTGAGGTGGGCGAGGCGCACACGCACGCCGCTAATTCGATGGCCCCACTGCCGCCGCAGTTCCCCCCCACGCCGGGGCCCACGCCTAACGCGCCGTATGACTGGACGCCTCACCAGGCCGCTTGGACGCGCTACCTGGCTGGGCCTCGCGCC